TGGTGGGTCTGGCTCCGGTTACGCGCAGGGCGGGAACGATGACTTCTCTGTGATTGACGACAGTTCTGATTTCCCTTTTGACTAACGGTTACGCTACCGGGACAAAGGCGAGAAAGGAACGCTATGTTTTACCGTCCGAAAGTAGTTAGATGCCGCCTGAAAGCTGGCGGGAAAAGCATCGAACAAATCAAAGAATCCCACAAGGGGCAAGGGCTGGTTTATCGGGATTTTGAAAGTCTCCAACAGATGTACGATGCTTTTTCTGGATTGATTGTTGAACTGTCCCTTTGGGAATACGACAACCACGAAAGCTACCATCTCGAAAGCTGGAAGCCAGAAGATGACGAAAAAGTTATGATGGGCGTTTATTACGCAGAGCAAATGCATCCATTCCCCCGATACAAGAACGATTTTGAAAAATTCAAAATGGATTGGGAAGCGAAAAAATATGAATGCGAAGGCGCATCTCTTGTTTTTGAGCCAGCAGATGTTGAAGAACTCGAAACCATCTGCGAAGAAGTTCCTTCGTCTTGACCGCCTACCTTATATAAGAGCTGTGCTATCTGGCTGGACGGGCGTTTGGAAAGATGAAACACTTGGGCGACATCACAAAGATTCACGGCGACAAGATAGAGCCTGTGGACTGCATCACGTTTGGCAGTCCTTGTCAGGGCTTGTCTATGGCGGGGAAAAGGCTTGGATTTGACGACAACCGTTCCGTGCTGTTTTTGGATGCCGCAAGAATCATCAAGGAAATGAGGACAGCAACCAATGGAATGTATCCAACTTTCGCTGTTTGGGAAAACGTGCCCGGAGCTTTCAGTTCCAACGGAGGAGAAGATTTCAGAGCCGTGCTGGAAGAACTTGCCCGCGTGGAACAACCAGACGTTTCAATTCCTCGACCTTCGGGTAGGGGTGGCAGATGGGGCAAAGCCGGAGCAATCGCCGGAAACGGATGGTCTCTGGCTTGGCGACAGCTCGATGCTCAATATTGGGGAGTCCCCCAAAGAAGAAAGCGTATCGCTCTTGTCGCAGATTTTGGAGGACAACGTGCCGCAGAAATACTATTTGAGCGCACGAGCCTGTCAGGGAATCCTTGTGAGAGCATCCCGGCGTGGAAAACCTTTGCCCGAACTCCTGAAGCAAGCGTTGCTGGATATGATCGAATGGTGGAATCCGGGAACTCTATCACAGGTGATGCAGAAAGTGAAGGAACAGGAAGGTCTGGAGGAAAAGGAACTGGACGAGTATTGGAATCAGACCATCGAGAGACTTCGACTCGATGCACAGAACCCGCAGCCTACACTCTAAAAATCCGTTCTGGATGTGAGGGTGGCGGTAAAGGCGCTCTGGTTCAAACTGAATTGAGCGCAACGGTTTCTACGTTGCAAGACCAGACGTTGTTTCAGCCTGTTGTTTATGATGCTCGTGGAAACGGCGATGGAAAAATCGTACCGACCATTACAGGCGACCACGAAAACAGAATCACAGATTACACGGCCATTGCAATCGAACGCAAGACCTTCAACGAACAGTCTTTCAGCCACTACAAGGAAAGCGACAAATGCTCAACCTTGAAAGCGAAAGCTGGGAACATCGGCAATGGTAGCGAGTGTCTGATTGCAGAGAAACATGATTCATCGAAAGCGGATGGCGTTCAGACGAAACCGTTCTGTGCTGGCTTTTCTTACAAAGTTGGAGCAAAAGCAATGGGAATCGGATATGAAATAGAAAAAGCTGGAACGTTATCCGCAGAAAGACATGATTCTGCCGTGTTGGAGAAAATCATCCGTTGGATTGTTCGCCGTCTGACCCCTGTTGAGTGTGAACGCTTGCAAGGCTACCCGGACGGATACACCGATATTGGTGATTGGATAGACAGTAAGGGAAAGAAGCACAAATACGCTGACAGCCCACGGTACAAGGCTCTGGGTAACTCAATAGCCCTGCCGCAGTGGTTCTGGTTAGTGCAGAAGATGCGCCCTTACCTGAAAGAAAAGCCCACTTTGGGTAGCCTGTTCGATGGTCTGGGCGGTTTCCCTCTGGTCTGGCAAAGAGCATACGGAGAGGGAACTGCACGGTGGGCAAGCGAAATCGAAAGCTTCTGCGTAGCTGTAACAAAAAGGAGATTCGGTGAAGAGTGATTACCTGTTGCAAAGACTGCACATCACGCCACCAAGCCTGCCACGACACTTGCGAGAAGTACAAGGCAGAGAAGAAAGACTTCGAGGAACGCAAGGCTTTCGTGTATGAGCTGAACCACAGCCAGAGCGTGTACCACCGCGATTATGAAGACAAGCACCGGGAACGTGGCAAGAAACGATTTCTCGGAAGTGAATTTAGAGGTGAACGATAAATGGGAGCTTTTATTGCAAGACAGCCTAACGGTTTGCTGTGTCGGTTTTCTTCGGTGGTCGATTGCATTACCGATTACAACATGACCGAAGAAGAATACATCGAAATGTGTGCAAAAAAAGCACGAAAAGAAGCACGAGATGTTCTTGACCACTATATGCAACCGTTTGAACTGGTGGACAAGCGATTCTACCCGAACAACATGACGGTGGAAGAACATAAGCGGATTATGAAGGAAATGGAAAAGCCCGTTGACAAAGCAACTCATATTCCGTGAGCTTAGAGGTGAACGAGGATGAGACTTGTTGACGTAGAGCCGTTTATTGAAGCGTGGAAGAAAAGCGGAAACGTTAAAAAAGACGAAGCTAAAGCGCTTATGAACAGCGGAATTTACTCTGAATACGATAAAGGTGTTATCCTTGACAGCACTGCTAACCTTGTTTTGGCACTTGCCGAAATGCTCGAAAACGCTCCATCAACTACATGGACAAGTGTAAAGGACAAACAACCGGAAAAAGATGGAATTTACCTTGCTGTTTACGATTTTTGGAATTGGAAAAACCTAATTGCGGCAAGGGAATTTGTAAACGGAAAGTGGGTTGACAATAACAATCCGGTCAAATTCTGGATGCGGATTCCTAAAATTCCAGGAGACAACGAATGAACACTGGCAAGCAGTTTGAAGCAGACTTCAAAGCATCCGTCCCATCCGATGCGTGGTGCTACCGCCTGAAAGACAGTGCTACCACTTACTACGGCGGCAACGAAAGCCTGTCCTTTTCCATCGACAACATCTGCGATTTCCTTGTGTACCGATACCCGATGAACCACCTGTTTGAACTGAAAACCATAGAAACGCCCTCTATTCCTCTGGAAAAGGTGTTCGGCAAGTACGACAAGGCAAAGTGCAAGTACCGCAAGGAAAAGCACATCACTGACATGGTGGATGCGATGGGATACGGCGGTCAGACCGCCCATGTGATAGTTAATTACAGAGCGGTCAACCGCACCTTTGCAATCCCTGCCAGCAAGGTTCTAGCATTTCGTTACAACGAGAGTCGGAAAAGCATCCCTTGGCAGTGGGCAGAGCAAGAGGGAATAGAGATCAAAGCAAAAAGGATGCGTGTCCATTGGCGGTATGACGTGGATGGGCTACTAAAGAGATTGGAGGGAGAGCATGGACAATCCGTTTGAGTGGAAAGACATGGAAGAGACATTCAAGTGCGATAGATGCGGAGAAACATTTAAGTTGAAAGATTACACGATGCTTTCAAACATTCAAATGACTGTAAGCAGCATTGGCTGTCCACAAGAATATGAGTTCAACCTTTGCCCCTCTTGCATGGAAAAGCTGAACGACTGGCTGAAAGGAAAACAGGAACGACAAGCAAAATGGATTTATGACCATGAAAGCAACTCAATCGAGTGTGACAAGTGCAGAGCAGAATACAAACTCTCACCGTATGAACGTGTATCGGATTTTGATTATTGCCCTAACTGTGGCGCAAAGATGGAAGGGATAAAAGAATGAACAAGAAAGTTTCAGACATCCTGCCCAAGACGGAAATCTTGGCACAGTTGGCAGAAGAAGCATCCGAACTAGCACAGGCTGCGTTGAAGCTACGCCGTGCGCTGGATGGCACGAACCCGACACCGAAAAGTGTGGAAGAATGCCAAAAGGCGTTTGAAGAGGAATACGCAGACGTTGTGAACTGTATTATTGCGCTGGACTGCATGGATGATGCAGCTTTTGAGCGGATGCAGAAGATGCAGCACGAAAAAGAAGTCCGTTGGCTCTCTCGCCTTGAAGCAAAGGAGCAGTCAAATGAATAAATTTGGAAACTGCCCCTTGTGCGGCAAACAAGTTAAGCCGACCAACCTCCGCAAAATCGCACGGCAGAACCAGTTGTACGGCTTTCGCATGGCTCTGGATGGAATCGCCGCCACATGGGGCGCACTGATTCAGAACCTTCGGTGCGATGCAGACCTGACCGATGAACAGGTGCAGAAAATCATCCGCATTGGTGACAGGTACTGGGAGATGGTCGGCAAGTTCAAAGAAGAGGACATGACCCCTGACGAGTTCGCAGATTACATCACCGCAAAGTCAGAACAGGTCGAAAAAGAACTGAGAGAAAGGTGGAGCTGATGGCAATATTTTCGGTAGAAGCTATTTCGGAAATCACTTCAATAAATTCAAAGTTTTGCCGTATTAAAAGAGCAACATTCACTTGTTACTTCTGCAATACTGCCATTTCTGTGTGTGATGCGCGCGTTGCAACTGCGATGGCAGATAATGGGGAAACTCCTATTTGTCCGATTTGTGGAAAGAAAACCATATGCAGTCTATATGAGTTTCAATCGCACGAAAATCCAAACATCATAGAGGATGTTAGATGGAGGTAACAATGTTTGAATTTGCAACTCGCTGGCTGGTCTGCCTAGTTCTGCTGGCGGTGGTGGTTCAGTCCGAACGGACAATCAAAGGCATGGTAGACAACCTGTTTGAAGAGCGGCAGGCAATGCTCGTCTGGCTGTTCGTAAACGTGTGCCTGGCCGTTTGTACGGCTGTTGTGATGGGGTGGAAATGATGGACAACGAACTTTACTGCCCGATGAAGATGACCAGCAATCCGCTTGGTCGGTGCGTATGCGAGAAAGAAAAGTGCGCTTGGTGGCGACAGTTGGACAACTGCTGCTCTGTCTGGCAGATTGCATGGAAGCTGGACAACATCGAAGCGAAGATGAAGAGGTGAGAGTGTGAAACTGGTTGATGTTGATCCAATTATTGCGGCGTGGAAAATTGTTGGTGCTGACAAAAAGAATGAAGCAAAGCATTTTTTGGATAACAAAAACTACATCGTATACATACAAGGACAAATCAGAAACAGCATTGGAGATGTGTTTTTAGATTTGGCCGACATATTGGAAAAATCTGAGCCAGCCAATATATGGTTTGATGCCAAGAAAGTTTTACCCGAAAAAGACAAAGAAGTTCTCGTAAAAAGAGAAAAGTTCGGCATTGAAATTGCATTTTTATCTTATGACGGATTATGGCAAGAGCACAACGAGTGTATTGTACTTGGAGATGTAACTCATTGGGCGTATCTTCCTGAACCGCCAAAGGAGGCCTGATACATGGCAACACCCCCGAAGCGTGGTCGTGGCAGACCGCCACTGACCGAAGCTGAAAAGAAAAAGCGTGAGAAGCGGGCGCAAAAGGCGAAAGAAGAAGCCGCTGCGAAACGTGAGAAAGAGCGAGAGAAGAAGAAACAACAGATGCTTAACAAGCGGAAATCTATCCGCTCACAGGTGAGTAAAAAGGTGAAAGAACAACAGGAGTTAGCGATCACTAGGTCTAAGATGCTGAACACAGGCGATTTGCAATCGAGAATCGGTAATGAAGAAGACAAGAAGGTCATCGGTATGATTGCAGCCAAGTATTTTGGCGACCTTCCGAGCGTGGACATGAACAACCCGATTGAAGTGCAGCAACGTCTTGACTTCTTCTTTGATGCTTGCATCGAAGCAAGAATCTCCCCTGTGGTGGAATGGATTGCACTGGTGCTGGGCATTGAATGGGTGAGCCTGAAGCAGATTATGGCGGGCAAGCGCCGTGACGACAGTTTGCAGCAGAAGTACATCCTGAAGCTGATTCTGCAAATGCAGTCTATGTGGGCGTACAACGGTATGTACGGTCAGGAGAACCCGGCAGAGTGGATATTCCGAGCTAAGAACTATTTTGGTATGCGCGACAACGTGGAAGTCACCGTTGCACCTCCTGAACAGCCGTTGGGCGATGCCCAGAGCGCAGAACAGTTGGCACAAAAGTACCAGACAGCTTTGCCGAAGGGGATTGACGTGGAGTACAGAGAGGTGACGAAAAATGAAACAACGGTTGGTTGACTTCTCCGACCCGATTCTTTCAGCGGTGCTTTTTATCTTGCTTAAAGACCGTACCACCGGCAAAAACATCATATGGGCGACAGAGCCACCGCCTGAACTGGACGCAGGCTTTGAGAATGAAATCACATTAGAACAAATCAAGAAGTGCCCACCAGTGCCACGAGTTCTCAAGCGTCTGGATGAGCAGAAGCAAAGAACCAAAGCAAAAGCGGAGGTTTTCACTCCTTCTTGGGTCTGCAAAAAGATGATAGACATGGGCGAAGAAAACGGTGCGATGCCCGATATGAAGAAAGAGCCTATCAAGTACATCCATTCAACAGTCCTTGAAATCACTTGCGGAGAAGCACCGTTCCTTGTGAACCGATACGACACGGTAACAGGCAAAAAGATCCCAGTACCAAAACGGAAAGGACTATTTGACCGCAAACTGAAATGTGTAAACAACTGGTTTGATTGGAATGTCTGGACATGGCACGATGTGTCAGAGGACGCAGCGACGACTACATACGGCTATGAGTGGCAGGGTGACAGCCTGTTGCTTGCAAGAGCAAATATGCTCCTGACATGGCGAGAGAACTTTAAGTGGCTGTTCGGCATAGAGCCTGACGCTGGGAAGGTTCGCAACATGGCGGCTATCATCTCATGGAACGTCTGGCAGATGGATGGCCTGAAAAAG